CTCGGGGCCCGCCCTGCCCACGTCCACAATCGCGACGTGATTACCCCGGATGTTCGTTTGTCGCGCATCGTAGCGCTGTCCGTTCCATGTTCCCGCCTCGGCCACAACGTCGGCGGTGTAGCCACAGGACAGCTCGACCTTGCCCCCCTGCACTGCTTCAATCGTCCTGGCATCGGTGATCATAAGGCTCGCGCGGAGCTTATCGCCGTCGGGTCGCACCTGTTCAGACACCGCTCCGACTGCGTACTGCTTCGCGTTGTCGGCGGTAAGCAGTTCGGGAGGGTGGTCGTTTGTGACAGGGACAAGCGCGAAGCTGTCCACCGTCTCACGCGACATCACCTCGTCTGGAGTGCGGAGTTCGCGCACCGTCTTACCTTGAGCGTCGCGATAGACAAAGATTCCCGAGCGCGTCAAGTATCCCTCAGCGCGCACAAACCCGTTTGGCAAGCGCACCGGCTTGCTCAGGGGGCTGGCTTTGTCGTACCGCAGCACTCCCACTAGGCCACCTTGTCCGCCGCTTCGACGTTGATCAGGTCTCCGCTCGCTCCTACCTGAAGTGCGCGAAACCATCCCTGATCGCCGACCGAGCACTTGACGAGCTTCCCGCCCGACACTTTCAGAATGTCACCAGCTGCAACCGCGCCGCCGACAACCATCAGCAGCGCAGGAGCATTACGCGGCACGGCCTGGCCAATATTCGTGCCACCGTAGTCAAGCGATTGAGTCAGGACCAGATCGGGACGCGCGCCATCTGGGCACACCTTGACGGTAAAATCCTGCGTGCCCGTCGGCAGGTTCGTAATCGAAACCGGGGCTCCAGCTGCAATCGGAGCCATGACCGAAGCATCCGGCTTGACAATGTTCTGCGGGTTTATTCGTCGCGCGATCATGCTCGTCTCCGAAGTCCAGAAATCGTGAGGCCCGACCAGAACACCGACCAAATTGGATCGGCTGCGTCGAGCTGAAACGCCACGGTGTCGCCCTGCTTGAGAGCCAGCGGCTTCGTGTTGTAAGTCTCGGTCGCGCCCAGGGCGACGGCAATCGGATGCACTGCGTCTGCAAAGACACCACCCGCAGGCTTCACCCAGACCTGCACAGTGCTTGCCGCCGTCGGTCCTTGCCACGCGCTGATTGTGATTTGCTCAATCACCTCGTCGGCCTGGGCAATGTACCCACCGACAAGCTCCGGGCTTCCGATTGCTGTAAAGGCCCCGACGGAATAGGTGCCGATGTAATTCGCAGGCACCCAAGAAGACGTGCCGAATCCGCCACCGCTCACATCAGGACCCAGCTGCGCAAGCACAACGTGGTCCGTCTCAAGCACAAGCTGATTGAGTGCCTGCTCGACATTGGTTGGCACCGGGGACCATGGGCCGACAAGGCCAGGCGTTGGCACAGTTGCCGCCGTCTGAGCAACCGGCAGTTTCGGATTGCGTTCCTGTGGGTAACGGTCCATTTAATTCCTAAAGTGCCAGCCGTTCCACAGCCGCAGGTAGTTGTGATATACGATCGACAGTGACAAGAGCATCAGATCGTACAGCGGATGCGGAAAATATGGCCCGCTCCTGTGCATAGCGATCTCCGCTCACGCCCTCACCAGTCGCACGTTGCAGTTGCTGATGACAGGACCGCCGGCAGGGTTATAGAGGCAAATCTTTTCGCCCTGTGCCACCTCGCCAAGGATGAGCCGGTCCCAAAAGCGGTGGATGCCAGCGCCGGTCAGCTCGCCCACCATCGGCTTGTCGGGGGCAAACGGGACATAGCGAAAGCTGCCCGAGTTTAGGACGCGCTTGCGTAGCAGAAAGACCTGATTCGTGCCCGTGCCGTCTGTCTCGCCTTCGATTTCCAGCACATTGCCCGAGCCGTCAAGCTCGACGACTGTGCCACTTGCCATCGTCGGCTCAGTGTTGACCGCCGGAATCGTAACCGTGTGACCAATTGGCACGAAGGCTGACATGAGTGACAGTTTGGCAAGACGTTTGCCGAGTTGTCAAGATGTCGCTGTGACTTTTTGTCATCCGAGCAGATCGGAGAAATCCGGGTCCGCATAGCAGCGGCAGTTGACCGCCTCGCCTGGATATCCTTCTGATGGTGGGCTGCTCCACTCGAATCGATCGCCGTCCAGCGCCTCGTGTTCCTCGCGGACCCTGTTGTCATTCGCCGTGCGCCAAACGTACCCAGACACGCCGATGTTTTGCTGCCTGGCTTTGTTGACCTCACCAAACAGTTTGCCCACCTGATCGCGGGCAATGAGCGCGGCGCGGCTCTCTGTCACCAGCTCGCGCTCTGCCAACCGTGCCGCGATGGTTTCCCAGCGCGATCCAATGGCCACGCCTTCGCGCACGACCTTGGCCACATCGTCAGCTAGTCGCGCACCCAACCCGGTGATAAGCTGCGCGTTCTCCTCGCTGAATGCTGCCAGTCGTTGCGGGATGTCACGATCAAGCCCGGTCAGCTTACGGATATCGATACCGACTGCCGCCTTGGCCTGTTTGGCAAGCTGCGCCCGCTGAAATTCCGATGTTGCTTGGGCGTACTTCGACGCGATCGGAGTGACCGACTGCGCGCGGATCGCTTTGGCAAATTGGTCAGCGGAGCGCGCAATGAGTCGCTCTATATCGCGCTCCGCATCCGTCCGCACCGGCTGCGGCTGCGGCCATTCGCGCTCGAGGTCGCGCGTCAGGTCTGCCAGCACATCGAGCAGCGGTTTCAACGCCGGTCGAAGCGCGCGCCGGTATTCCTCCGCGATGCGATCAGGTCTAGCTGCTCTGGGCAGACGGGGCTGGCGTGGCATTCGGAACCGTCTCCGCTGGTGGAAGCTGTGGCGGTGGGGTGTTGTCGATTACCGTTTCGGAGCTGTATTCGTCGCTCCCAAACCGAGATGAGCGCACCTCAGACGAAGTGACAACGCCCATGTCGTAGTAAATGGCGTCTGTCTCGGCGACCATCTTGCGAGTCGTCGCGCGTTCTTGCTCGGTCGGCTGCCACAATGGCGGGAAGCTCACTGTCCAGTTGTCTGGCTCGATGCCCTTGGTCGGTCCAGCTTTCGCCCGGAACAGGATGCGCAGGAACCGCTCGTAAGCCGGGAGCACTGACTTTGTCTGATAGTCTCCAACGGCATCATACCAGTTTCGCGCATCCCCCGCCCCGGTCGCATTGAGCCCAGCCGCAGAGACACCAAAGAGTCGCGTCACCGGCATTGATGCCGCAGCCGCAAGGCGCGTGTTGAACTTGTCTAGGACTTCGGGCATTCCCGCAAGGGAGGTGGTCTTGCGCTCGTACTCTTCTTCGGAGTCGAGTAGGATGGTTTTCGCAATGGAACGGCCAAGCTCGATTGCCTGAGCACGCGCGGCAACGTCATCCGGCTTGTTTGCAGCCAGCACAGCAGCGAGCCCTTTGATCTTCATGATCGCGACGCTAAAATCATTTAGCGTGTAGCCCGCCCCAAGCCATGCCTGATTGAAGTTTCGCAGCACGTCATAGACGAGGGCCAGGACTGAGTCGCCCCATCCCTCGTTTTCGGTCGGGTTGCGCTCGGTGACTCGCCGACCGGGAAACACGATCAGCCGCGACTCATGGACCTTTTGCCCTGTCGCCACGCCGGACCACGAATAGACCTCGTAAAGTTTGGCCTTGCCGTAGTCCTTCGCGAACGGGTTGTCCTCCCACTCGACAGCGCGGATCGAGCGCCGCTCAAACAACGTCAGGTGCTTGATCTGCCGGATGCTTTCCATGTCCAGCGGCTCACTCATATCAAGCGCGCCATCCACCGCACCGACAAAGATCGCCGCGCCACCATAGGCCCGCTCGTATTGCAGCCCCTTCTGTAGCCGCTCCTCGAATCCCAGGTCAGCGATTGCCGCCTTGATTGCTTCGACCGTCGCGGCTCGCTGGTCTGCGTCCTCGATGCTTGCAATCGACAGCGTGACCCCTTCGCGCAGTGCGTCCCCAGGAAGCGCCGTGACGATCTTGTCTGCCATGTCGTCGCCACGCCATAGGTCTTCGCATTGCTGCTGAGTTAGGACCGTCGGCAAACACTCGGCGAAGGTTCCCTTATCTCGCTCGGTTCCGAGCCCGGTTAGGATGTTTCGCCACCCGTCAAAATGAGCTGACATTTTGTCAAGAACTGCACAGAGCGTGCCAGTTTGTCAAGGTCACATCCTCATCTTGAGCAGCGCGATCGAGTTCGCCATCGCCGCGCCGTCTTTTGATAGCCCGTCCCAATAGCAGACACCGTACCGCAGCGCGTCGCATGCATGGTCATTTTCCTTGACCGGGTAGCCGTCTTTCTTGTCGTCGAAGCGATAGCCGAGCAGTTCGTCTACGAGCTCCGTCGGTCGCCCAGCCTTTCGCAGCACTGAGTCTGGCGGGTGAATCAAGCTGCCCCGGTGAATCCAGATCCGGCGCTGCTTCCGGTTTGCAAAGCGCTCGGTGACGGCTTGCACGCCTTCGCGGATTGCCTTGTGTGCTGGCGTCGTCGTGCAGCCCCAAGCCCGCTCCAGCTGTGCTCTGCCCTCCGCATCATGGTCGCACACCGCAGCTTCGTACCGGAACCGCCCCTTGTCGTGTAACTGCTCGTACACCTTGACCGTTGCACCGATGTCCGACACGAGCTGCTGTCCCTGATAGAGCTGCCGATAGACGTGGATGTCTCCGCTGTCCGGGTCGAGTGCTTGCCACAGAATCGCTGTGGTGAGCCATCCAAAATCGACAACCTTGATCCGTCGCCAATGATCAGGAATCGGCATCGGATCGCACAAGTGCAAGCCCGGCTCATACGGCCAAACCATTCCCTCCGCGCTGATCCACTTACCAAGTAGCAGCCGGTCGCGCTGCACGCCGGTTAGCGCTTCGAGGTTGCTTAGATAGTCGCGGTCGAGGTGCGGATTGTCATACGGGCTGATCCACTGCGATTCAATGGCTTCCTGCTTGGCCTCGATCAGCTTGCGGTTGATCCAATGGTTTTCGTGGTCAGGGTTGCACGACAGCATGGCCTGTCGCCAGCCCGCCGACTTACCACGGAGGCGCGTCATCAGGACTTGGTAATCCTCGAATGACAGCGCGTTCGCTTCCTCGATCCACAGGAAGTCCACACCATCGCCCTTGCCTATGGACTTCAGCGCCTCGCGTTGCTTTTCGTCGGACACGCCCGCGTAACAGAGCCAAGATCCGTTTTGGTACTCGAACCGATGGTCAGTAATCGCATGATGCGCGCCCGGTCCAATCACTGTTTCGTTGAGCAGTGGGATCACAGAATTACGCAGCGATGAAAAAAACTTGCGCACGACGAGCCCGGTTGAATTCGGATAGCGCTGCATGAGCGCGTGCATTTTCTCGGCACAGAGCAGAGACTTACCAGACCCCGCGCCGCCATGCAGGAGCAGCGTCCGACTTTGGCTGCGCCACGGCTTGATCTGCCACTGTATGGGCTTGAACGTGTGCGCAAACGGCATTTAGTCGCTAGACCTGAGCAGTCGCCGCATTTCCCGCCCGATCAGGATCGCTGGATGTTCCGGCGGTGGCAAGCTCGGAGGCCATGTCATCGGCTGGCGCAGCGTCGCGATTCTCATGCGCCGCGCTCGCCGCCTGTCCCTCGCATTCCCCCCGTTGTTCTGTCGCTCCATTGCTTCCGTCCTTTGGCGGCGGTGGCCACGATTCCGGCGACGCCTCGACTGTGTAGGTTTTGACCTGTCCCTTACCAAGCTTCGGAGGGGCGATCTGGTTTCGCGCTCTGACCACGGCGGCGATTGCCTTGGCTGCGTCGATCTGGGTCCTGTGGTCCCTCTCCCTCCCAGCCGTCCGAAACGCAAAGTGCAGCTCCCTGATCACGTTTTTGCAGATCGCCACGTCTGACCCGAAGTCCTCGGCCTCTTTGGGCCGGATGACGCGCACCGGTCTTGGTTGTGGTTCGGCCTGCTCGTCTGCTGGCTCGGCTGGCTGCTTGGGCTTTACAACCACACCAAGCTCGATGCCTTCCCGCTCTAACGCCTCCGCTCGCAGCTGCTTACGGATGCGGCATATTGTCATCGCCGTTACTCGATAGTCGTGCGCTATCGACTCCAGGCTCTCTCCTAGCTCACATCTGGCGCGGATCTCGGCTCTTTGCTCGGGGCTTAGCTTGGCGTTCACTCTAACCTATACTTAACACAGCTTGCGTTAGTGCGTCGCGTCAGATTTAACGCTTGCCAAAGATGCGAAACTTTGATAGCCGGTAGGCACACGTCTACCACCCCCGCCCACAGTAAGCGCCGCTACGCTGGCTTACTGCTGATCTAGGTCTTACCCCTGGGCTTCGCCTGGGGCGCTCAGATCAGAACGGAA